GCGGCCGCGTTCGGCACCCCGGCCATGCCGTGGCAACGCCATCTCTACGGCCTCGCAACCGAGCGCCTCGAGGATGGCGAGTGGGCATACGACACGCTCGTGGTGACGGTGCAGCGCCGAGCAGGGAAGACCACCGCGCGCGCGCCTCTGGCCGTCCACCGGTGTCTGCTACGCCCGATGGCCCGCGTGTGGCTCACCGCCCAGAAGCGGCAAGACGCCCGAGACATCCTCGTTGACGACGCCGCGCCGCGGATCGCTCAGGCGCCGGCGCCGCTCCCCGAGCTCGTCAAGCTGCGCCGCTCGCAGGGATCCGAAGGTCTCTACTTCGTGAACGGCTCGAGCTGGCGCGTGTTCGCGCCCGGCGAGGATGACTTGCACGGCAAGGCCGCCGAGCTCGTCGACGTAGACGAGGGGTGGTCCTTCACGGCCGCCCAGGGCGCCGCTCTCGACCAAGCGATAGCGCCGACGATGCTCACCACCGGCGGGCAGTTCTCGACGCTCTCGACCATGGGCACGGCCTCGAGCACGTGGTTTCACGGTCTCGTCGCCAAGGCGCGCGCGGCCCACGCCGCCGGCGCGCGCACCGGCGTGGCCATCATCGACTACGGCCTGCCGGCCGAGCTCGCGCCGCACGTGCGCGAGCTGCTCGAGCAGGGGACCGACTCGCCGGCGTGGCTCGAGGCCATCGGCATACTGGCGCGCCACCACCCGGCCTACGGCTACACCATCCCCAGCGTGGCCCGGTTCGCCGCGGCCGCCCGGCAGCTCGAGGGCGCCGACGCCTCACCCGATGGCATCCTCCGCGCGCTCGGCAACATTCCGACCGACACCGCCTCGAGCATCATCCCCATGGGCACGTGGCACGCGCTACGCGCCACCGTGTGGCCTCAGCCGGCCGGGCCGGTAGTTCTGGCCGTCGACGTCGGCAGAGACCGCGCAGACGCCACCGTGGCGGCCGCGTGGGTGCACGCCGGCGCCGTGCACGTCGACGTCATCGCGCACCACCCGGGCGCCGAGTGGGTGCCGGCCGAGCTCGAGCGCCTCTCCGAGAAGTGGGGACGGCCGCGCATCATCGCCGACCGTGTGGGCCCGGCCATCGCCACCGTGGACGAGCTGCGCCGCCGGCACCTCGACGTCACGACAGTGACCGCGCACCAGTACGCGGCCGCGTGCATGGGACTGCTCGACGCCATCACCGACGCCGCCGACAAGCCCGACGAGCCCGTGAGGCTGCGCCACCGCAACACCGACGAGCTCACCGACGCGTGCCGCGCCGCCGGCACCCGTCCGGGCGCCGACGCCGGCATGTGGGTATTCTCCCGGGCCCGCAGCTCGCGCAGCATCAGCCCGCTCGTGGCTGTGACGCTCGCGCGGTGGGGCGTGCTCGAGCTCGGCTCGGCGCCGATGCCGTCATTCGTCGCCGGCTAAAAACAATGCAAAAAAGAAAGCACGTGCAAAACGGTTTGCGACACGCCGAGAAATGACGTTGCGACTTCCACAAAAGCGCCGGCCGGCCCATTGTTCTGCTCGTGGGTATCGCACAGAGGATCAGGCAGGCCGGTGAGTGGTTGGCTGCGCCCGTGCCAATCGCCGGCGGTGGCGACGAGGGAAACCCCGCCACCGCCGGCGGTGAGCTCGTCATCCTGACGGCCGACACCATGACCACCGCGCCGACCGTGTCCGGTGACGTGGCGCAGGTCTCGGACCTGCCGGCCGAGGTGGCGGCCGCGTTCGGCATCACGCTCGACTCAGTGGCCGTCACCCGCAAGGCCGCCATGAGCATCCCCACCATCAGCCAAGGCCGCGACGTCATCGCCGGCACCATCGGCACCTTCCCGCTCAAGGCCACCGCCGGCGCCGGCGCCAAGGACGCACCGCGCGCGTTCCTCGAGTGCCCGGACCCGCGCACCACGCGGCAATACACCATCACGTGGACCGTCGACCAGCTCATGTTTCACGGCGTCGCGTGGTGGCTCGTCAAGGCGCGCGACGCGCTCGGCTTCCCGACCGATGCTCGTCTCGTGCCCTATGGCGCGGTGTCCGTCGACCCGAGCGCCGGGCAGGCCTACGTAGACGGGGTGCCCGTCCCCGACAGCGCGCTCATCCGGTTCGACGGCCCACACGAGGGCATCCTCACCAAAAACGCCGTCCCGATCGCGACCGCGCTACTGCTCGAGCGCGCGGCCGCCAAGTACGCCAAGGCCGAGTCACCCGTTGGTCTGCTCAAGGACACGCGCCCGGCCAACGTCGGCGCCGACCTGACCCCCACCGAGGTGGCGACGCTGCTCTCGAGCTGGCGCGACAACCGCGCCAAGTACGGCACCGGCTACCTCAACAGGTCGCTCGACTACATCACCCCGCAGGTCTGGAGCGCCGCCGAGCTGCAGCTCGTGGAAGCGCGCCGGTGGAGCTCGACCGAGCTGGCCCGCGTGATGGGACTCGACGCCGGCGCCGTGAACGCTCCCGCCGCCTCTGGCATGACGTATCAGAACGGGGTGGAGCAGCGCCGCGGGCGCCTAGACAGCGCGTTTCGGCAGTACCTCGAGGCCATCGAGGCGCGCCTCTCCCGGCCCGACGTCACCCCGCGCGGGCACGTCGTCACCTTCGACGTCGCCGGGTGGCTGCTCGGCGACGCGGCCGAGCGCGTCGACACCGCCGTCAAGGCTTCCGGCGGGCCCGTGATGACCACCGACGAGGCGCGCGCCATCTACCTCGGACTTCCCGCCATGACCACCGCACCGACCGCAGAGGTGACACCATGACCGCTCGCCGCAGCTCCACCACCCGCAAGGCCGCCACCAAGGCCCAGGCATCCAAGCGCCGCACCGCGGCCGCGCGCCCGGCCGACGTCGACGCCACACCCGGGCAGCTCGTCACCGACGCCGGCGGCCGCCCGGCCGTCGACGCCGGCGGCCGCCCCATCGTCGCCGGCGGTGCCGAGTGACCCGCCGCGCCGGCCGCCCGGTGCTCACGGCCTCGACGCCGGCCGCGCTCGTCGCCGGCGGCCGCGGCCGCGTGCTGCGCCTCGCCGCGCCGCTCGAGACCGTCGACACCGAGGCGCGCACCGTGTCCGGTCTCGCCGTCCCGTACGGCCCGGCCGGCCACACGTCCATGGGCGCAGTGACGTTCAAGCAAGGCAGCATCGTCATGCCGGCCCAGCTCGGCCGCGTCAAGCTGCTCGCCGAGCACGACACCGACCGCCCGCTCGGCTACGCCACCACGGCGCAGGACACCCCCGAAGGGCTGCGCATGACGTTCGCGGTGGCCGATGGGCCCGCCGGTGACGAGGCGCTCGCCATGGCCGCGGACGGCCGGCGTGACGGCCTCAGCGTGGGGGTGGCGCTCGACGCGGCCGCCGAGGCCGCGCTCATCGAGGCGTGGCTCTCCGGCAGCACCGACCCGGTGCCGGCGTCGGGTGAGCTGCTCGAGGTGTCGCAGGTCACGATTCCCGCGTTCGCCGACGCCCGCGTAGACGGCAGCGCCGCTCTCGCGGCCGCGCTCGGCGTCACCGCCTCATCCGTCGTCACGTTCTCGCCGGCGCCCGCCGGCGCCACGACCCCGGCGCCCGCCGGCCACCCGAGAGGAAACACCACCATGAAGTGCCAGACCTGTGGCCACGTGCACGCCGCCGACGCCGCGTGCATCACCGCCAACGCCGCCACCGACCTCCCGCACCTCGAGGCCGCCCAGGCATCGACCAACGGCGACCTCGAGCAGCGCATCACCGCCGCCGTCGTCGCCGGCCTCGCCGCGCAGGCCGCCGCGCCGTCGCCGCCCGCCGTCGCCGCGGCCGCGGTCGGTGCCGAGGCGCCCGTCTACACCTTCAACGGTCAGGGCCCGTCGCTCGTCCGCGACGCGTGGCGCGCCCGGTTCGAGCCCGAGAGCAACCCCGAGGCGGTGGAGCGGTTCTCCCGGTTCAACCGCATGATGGCCGCCGACGCGCGGCCGCAGGTGCAGCGCCTCACGGCCGCGGTCGAGACCTCGACCACGATGCCCAAGGCCATGCCCGAGCAGCACCTCGGCGAGTCCGACATGATCCGTGTCATTGACCGCGGCCGGCCCATGGTGTCGCGGATCGGCACCAACCCGCTCCCGGGTGGTGCGACGCCGTTCTACCTCCCGGTCGAGGGTGAGTTCACGGGCGTGGGTGACCACACCGAGGGCACGGCGCACGTGCCCGAGGGTGACCTCGACCTCGGCGATTCGCTCGTGTCGCCCAAGGCCATCAGCGGCGCCTACCGCCTCAGCCGCGAGCTCGCCGAGAGCAGCAACCCCGCGGTGGACAAGCTCGCCATCAACGCCATGGCGCGCAACTACCGCCGGGTGACCGAGGCCAAGGTGAACACCGCGCTCGAGCTCGCCGACCCGGCAAGCACCGCCGCGACCACCACGGTGGCGCAGCTCACGGCCGCGCTCATCGCCTTCCAGAACGGCGACACCGAGGCCGCCGACGAGGTGTTCATGGGAACCGGTTTCTTCGCGCAGCTCACGCAGGACGTCGACGGCGCCGGCCGCCCGATGCTCTCACTCGTGAACCCGTCCAACGCGCTCGGCACGCTGCGCCCCGGCGCGATCGGCGCCGACGTCGCCGGCACCGAGCTGGCCACCGCGTACGCGGTCGACAACCTCGCCGCGTACATCGTCAGCAACGACGCGGTGTTCATCGGCGAGTCCGGCCCGCGCAACTTCCGGTTCGAGGAGGTCGAGGGCCCCGGCGTCATCAAGCTCGCACTGTGGAGCTACTTCGTGGCCAAGGTGGTGCGCCTCGGCGGCGTCAAGCGCCTCGCCACGACCGACGAGCCGTGAGCCCCAGGCCGGCGCCGCGGACTTCCCCGCCGCGGCGCCGGCCGCCCAGCTCGACACCGACCCCTACACCGAAAAGGATTGAGCCGCAGTGATTCCCACACCCGCATCACCGCTCGACCTCACCCGGGTGCGCGGCGTGTGGAACACGCAGCTCACCGACGAGCAGCTCACCACCGTGGTGCTCGCCGCGCAGGTGCAGTGTGAGCGGTGGGCCGCCGACGCGGCCGACCCGGACGCCATCGACCGCGACGGCCCGAACTACCTACTGGCTGTGACGTGGCAGGCGCGCGAGAACAACAGCGCCACCACCCGCGACGGTGAGGTGGTGAACGTCGACGGTTACGCGGTGCGCGTCCGGCCTCTGCTCGACGCCGTGAAGATGCAGCTCCGGCCGCCCACGCCCGTGCCGGCGGTGGGGTGATGGCCACCGCCATGGCGCAGGCGCGCACGATGATTACCTCGGCGCTGCGCGTCGGCATCGAGCTCGACCCCGAGCTGCGCGGCTACCCGCTCCGGTTCGAGGACTACGCCAAGGTGCTCGAGCCGTTCGACGCCGGCGGTGTCACCGTCATGGTGGCCGTGCACACGACCACCCGTGAGCCGCAGCTCGGCCCGGCCGCCCGCGGCTACGAGGCCACCGTCTACGTCATCACCGAGCAGGTCGACCCGGGCGCCGGCGACGACACGCTCGAGCAGGCGCTCGAGGACACCCTCGACGCGCTCGACGCCGCCCAGCTCGTCACGTGGGAACGCGCCGAGCGAACCGTGTTCGGCCGCGACTTGTGGCCGTGCTACGAGATCACCGCCACCGCACACGCACAGATCGAGAGGACCGCACCATGAGCACCATCGCGCTCACCCCCATCGTCATGAAGAACGTCAGCCTCATCGTGGACACCGACGACTTCGCCAAGCACGTCTCGGCCGTCACCTTCACGGTCGAGCAGCAGGAAATCACGTGCACCGGCCTCGACGGCACGACCTACACCGAGCTCGGCCCCGAGAAGTGGAAGGCCACCGTGGCCTACGCGCAGGACTGGGACACCGCCGGCAGCCTCAGCGACTACCTGTTCACCAACCGCGGGCAGACCAAGACCGTGAAGTTCCAGCCGCGCGCCGGCGCCGGCGAGACCGTGTTCACGGCCGAGTGTGTCCTCGCCACCGGGCAGCTCGGCGGTGCGGTCGGCGAGTTCGCCAACTCGACCGCCACGTTCGGGTGCTCCGGCGCCCCTGTCAAGAGCACCGCGGCCTGACCCGATGACCTCGACCGAGCCGTTCGAGCGCGCGCTACGCGACACCTCGCGCGCGCTCCGACGCGTACCCGCCGACCTGCGCCGAGAGCTCTCGGCCGAGGTGGCGTCGCGTGTCACCGAACCGCTCGCCGCGCGTATCGCCTCGAGGTGGGCCGGCCCGTATGCCGCCGTGCTCTCGGCGGCCACCCGATCCCGCAAGGGCGCTGATCCTGTCATCGTCGTGGGTGGCCGCCGGCCGGTGGTGCGCGGTGGCGCGGCCGCCTCGCAGCTCGTCTACGGCGCAGAGTTCGGCGGTGGGAAGCGCCGCACCCGCACGACGCGCAGCACCCGCAACGGTGGCCGCTCGACCACCTACGACCTGCGCTCGACGCAGCAGTTCGCGCGCCGCTCGCCGGCCATCATTCCGACGCTGCGCGCCGACGCGCCGGCCGCCATCGACGCGTGGGCAGAGACCGTCCTCGACGTCCTCGAGCAGCTCCCGGCGGGTGAGTGATGGCCGGCAACCTTCGTGACTTCCCGCTGCGATTCCTCTCGGCCGTCGGCCGGTTCGACCTGACCAAACCTGCCGAC